ATATAATCCTATTGTTGTAAAATAATTATTAAAATCCGAACCTGTAATGAATGGTTTTAGTAATTCTGAAGTAACATCGTTATTCTTTCTTAATGTAGGATTCTGTGATATAATAAATTCATTTCGATTAACTTCACATAAAACTGATGTTTCAAATAGTTTTTTTGTTGATTTGTATTTTGTTGTGAATCCGAAGTTTTGCCCATAATCCCAATTACCAGTTGCACCCACCATAACATTTTTATATTTAGGGCGAGGGTCTGATACTACTGCTATACCATGATTGTAAAAAACTTCCCCAACTATATCACTTTGATATGCCGAGCCAGTTCTCCAATCGTTATCTGATAATCCTACGATTTCAGTTTCAGTTAATGAACGTCTATACATTCTAACCTCATCTAATGAGCCTGTTAATGTGTTGAATTCCTCACCTACATCCCATACACCCTCAGATGTAAATTTAGAACCTAATAATATATCATAATCATTCCATACATCACCTCTAAGATTTATTGAAGATGATGATTCTTTAGTACCATCAACCCATAATTCTAAAAGAGAGCCATTTTTATTAAGTACAACATGATGTTGTCCATCATTTACAAGTGTAGTTGATGTTGCTAATGGGGTTCTAATTCCATCTGACATTGATATTACAACCTTACCATTATTAGATGTATTTTGATTGTAAACCTTTACATCATATGGGAATATTGGGCTTTCTATATTTCTACGTCTTGTAACATCATTTAATTTCTTATCTTTTCCATAATCTAAAAAAGTACCACGTTTATTTAAAATCCAATTGTAATCTTCGGATGCATCAGATTGTGATGCTGGTAAATCAGTCCATAATGAAATTGCGTAATCATTACCTTTTACAAAATTATATATAGGTTTCTGTTTAATTAGAATATACGAATCAGTACCATTGAATTTTACTGATGTGCCTGATGCTACAGATGCAGTGCCTGATGTAAGAATACCTGGCTCATATACTAAGTTTTTACCTGTTGCGTGATTCGTATAACCACTTCTATCAAATATAACTTTATCTAAGCTAGTACTACGAGGTACTACTTCATCGTTAAATCCCCAATAACCAACTAATGATGCGAATGGAACATATGAGCCTGTATTTAATGCAGTATCAGTAAGATACCCATGATACTCATCAATCTTTCTATCAATAATAGTAAATCCAGAACCAAGTAGGTTATAAGTTGATATATCGCTTATATTTATACTTAACGGTTTTATACCATCACCCAATCTATTATGTGGGATTGAAAATATAGAAGCTGATGTGTAGAGGTCTCGCTCATTATTAGGCCTGTGTTTAAAAAACATTTGATTTAAACCAGACCAAACAACCTTCTGCTCCTTAGAAGACAGAAATGTAGTACTATTAGAATTAGAATTATCTAACTGCGTTGAATCAGCAACATTCTCACCATCAACCGATGATGATAGTGGCACTTTTTCATTGTATAGTGGTGATATACCTTTTAATATAGACATATCATATTGAGCCTGACGGTAATTACTATCAGTCACCACCCATCTTTTATGAGCGTTGTATGGGTATTGTTGTAACCCACCCCCGTTTATGGGTTTGTAAGCATCTGCCATATATTAATCCTTAGATTCTATTATAAATATGAATTTATAATTTATTAATACTAAGATATGAGTATAAACAAAAAATGCCGTAAACATACTTAAACACTTACGGCATTTTTGAATTATATATTCTTAATTATTAAAAGTCTAGTTTTACCTTCACAAGAACTTCTGATGAAAATGATTTCAAAATTGGTTGTGATAATTTAGCAACTGCTAATAATTCTTGCATACTACTATATAAACCAACAGTAGTTATGTATGCTTTAGGATTGTTTACAAATGTTGGTTGGTTGAATGCCCCATTTGAACCCGTTACAAATGATGGGTTGTTTGAAAAGTTGTACTCAGCGTTTTTAGCTCTTACAAAATAAAAGGTTGATTGTACTTTTTCTTCGTTTCTTGCTGCAAACCCATATGTAGAATTTAGTGCAGCTGCCCCACTAATGGATGTATGCAATTTAAATGCATTATCACCATTAACATTTGAACCAGTTACAGTTCCAAAATCTAACTCTGAATTTAAAGTATCTGCGTTTAAAACAATAACACCCTGCTCTGGGAATACTGTACCATAATGCGTTTTTGGTGAGTGAATACCATCTGTAATAGAACCTGATACTAAATTATATACTCTACCGATTTGAGTTGCCGATTGTTGAGTATCAGCCGAATCATCAATTAAAGTTACTACTTTAAGATTTGTTGAAACTTCTACGTTAGAACCTGTATGATAAATGTTAGGAGTAAAACTACCACTTAATGTTGCTAATCCTATTTGGAAATTGCCTGGGTCTAATCTATCTTTTAATCTAGCACGATTCATATTGATAGCGTATATATGTTCCGATGCAATACTATTAAATTTAAATACTCTCTGATTATCAGGAAGTAATATTTGTGCGTATTGAGAATAGATTGCGTTTGATGGTGAATCTTCATTCTGGCCCAATGAACCACTACCAGCATTATGTCCATATGTTACTGAGTATTGTGCTTCTGATGTTGCTAATGTTGAAACCCCATTAAAAATCTCATAGTAATATGATTTCTGAGTTGCTGATTGTGCTGATGATGTGTGGTATGCTGCTAACGTACCTACGTTACCACTCCATAATCCTCTAGTGACTCTTTCGACTCCACCTTCAACTACATCACCTACTTTAAATGCCGTATATACTCTTCTCTGTGTATTAAACGAACCTGCTGGTAAAATTGCCATATTTTTTTCCTTTTAGTATTCTTAATTTCCTATTGTGTTACTGAAGTTGTTAACATCTGGGTTATCTGTAATCGTTACTTCAATTTCAGTACTCCCACCAGTTTCATTACCAACTATAATAAGTTTAGTTGAAATCTGTGTTTCATCAGGTAATATTTTAGGTGTAAGTGTAAATGTTCTGCCTGTACTTATTGAAACACTACGCCTATCTTCGTTTGCACCAACTACATCTGTGTTGTTTGCAACACCTTTACCATCACCAACTATGCTAGCTGCATCTGAATTAAGTAGTGTAACTGTATACCCAAGTGTATTTTGACCATTTACAGTATTACAAGTTACTACAGTTGAAGCGCTACCCTCTTCTATGTTAATTACCGCTGGGTTTGTTGATACAATAGGAATTCTGATTGTATTTTTTGGTAAAGTTAAGAGTTTGTATCTTAGTGAATAGTTCTCATCAGTCACTGCTTCTACGATTGGCATATTCTCTATGATTACACCATAGTAATCTGACCCTAGTGGATGTGCTGGATTCCATAATTCGTAATCTACTTCATCATCTGCTAATGCAAATTGACTAATTACAAAGAAATCTCTCCCTTTTGATAACAACTCTCTTCCCTTTTTGGTAAGAATAGCATCTACTGTTATCGATGAATTATCTAAATATCCCATATTATTTGCCTTTTGATTTTTCCTATTATAGTAATAAATATGTAAATAAATCTTTTTAAAGTAATTTTAAAAGAATATCCATTTTTATCCATTGTTATTTTGAATATTATTATTAATTGAGTTTCTTAATTGAGTTTCTACCGCATCGATTGCAGTTCTAAGTTTTGACTCTGCTATTTTTTTAGTTATATAAAACCCATCACCGTCATCTGATTCCATTGATTGTTTAAGTTCTAATAATTCAATCTGCCGTTCTTCTGTAAGACCTATATCCATTTCTATATCATCTCTTATTAATATATCAGTTGGATTTAATTGCGAATCAATATCAAAATCGGAATCGGTACTTTCTATGATATCTCTATGCGGTACTACTTTCCTACCTAGCTTACGTTCTAAGTCATTTATTTCTTTTCTGGCACGTTCTATATCTGTCATATTATTTAAATCTAAATTTTCTTCGGATTCTTCTATCATATCATCATTTACAGTATCTTCAAAAATATCCTGTTGCTCTTCATCTCTAAGTTCAGCATATTTTAATGCCCGTTCAGCAGCCTTTCTTGCAAGTTCATCCTCACGTCTTTTTCTATTTTTAGCTCTCCGACTGAGCTGAAGTGTTTTGAGTCGTTTCTGCTCTACATCAATACTGATTTTTAAATCTTCTTTTTCTTTTGGTGTAGTGGCGGGGGTACGGGTAAACCATGGGTACTCTGATTGCATTAGCAAATCAAATTCCAATTGTAAGTTCGTTATATATTCATCAAACTCAAGTTTAGTTTGTGGTTCATCTGCAATTAGTATATCAATTGCAATCCTACGTTCATCTTCTGTATTTCTACGGATACGGTCATTATCTAAGAATTCCATTCGTTCTTCAAACGATTTCAATGTGTATCCGCTACGAACTACTATACCTTGACTTAATAACGCTTTAATACGGCGGTTTCGGATACGCTGAGCTTCTGTTAATCCTGCTAACTCTGCGGCTTTACGTTTTGCTTCTTCATCAGCTGCGTCCTGTTTTGCTTTTTCTTCAGCTGCTTTAATAAGTTCTAATGCAGCTTTATCTTCTTTTGCTTTTTTTATGAGTAATTCAGCAGCTATGATTTTTGCGTTTTCTTCGGCAGATTTTGCTTCAGCAGCCAAACGATTTCGTCTAAGCCTGGTTGATGTATTTGAAGCAAGAGCTGCAGCCGCATCTGCTGCAGCTTTTCTCTTTGCATCCAATGCTTTAAAATGTGCTTGTTGTGCTGCTTGGTGGTCGGTAAGGATTTTATTAAGGGCGCCATTAACAAACTTTAGTAGCTCACCACCAGTATCCCCTAATTGACTTAACCTATATTGTTCTTTCTGTAAATCATCTGCTGAAAACTTTGCATATTTAGCATTCCATTGTGCGAGTTGAGCCGATTTACTTAGAGGTTCAATATTTTTTTTACCAAGACTTAATAAACCACCTGTTGTTGTTCCACCCCTCATAGATTCAGCAGTAGATTTAGCAGCGTTTTCAGCTCGGTCTTCATCAGATATAGAATCAGAATCGGTGTTTGACGTTGCAGCTGCACCTACTGCCGATACCGATGAATTAGAGCTTTCACCAGAAGTATTGCCGGCCGTGTCACCTTTAGTTCCACCACCATCATTTCCACTACCTGCGTTATCCCCACCAGTCGCTCCACCACCTTGTGAGCCAGTTCCGAATATAGCTTCATTAACTTGGAATTCAGCGAAATTGCCGCGGAATGTTCCGTTTGCTTTAGCTAAGTTATATCTCTCTAGTTGAGTCATAATGTTATCTTATTATTTAGTGTTATCATAATTATTTTGCCTTATCGTATACAGATACAATGGAATTAGCTTCTGATATTAATAATGGGTCAGTAGATGCACTTTTAATATACGGTAACGGTCCTTCTGGTGCAAGTTTAAATGCATAATCTAATAATAGTAATTCAGTTTGCCTATCGGGGGTAATCGCCATTACTTGAAAATATTTATTCTTCTCATCATCTTCTTTAAACTTTATTTTTAAAAATTCTAAAGATTCTTTGAATCGGCTGGCTTGCTGATTACCTGTAAAGATTGGTAATGGTTCATCATCTGAATTAATTAAATTACCACTTAATTCTTGTTCGAATCCATCACGTGCTTCTTGCTCAAGCCTATCTCTTTCTTCTTGCTCAAGTCTATCTCTTTCTTCTTGCTCAAGTCTATCTCTTTCTTGTAGTTCATTGTTTGCAGCTTCATCATTCACATCGAATGTATCAAGACCGCTATTAACAGTATCAAACTCAATCCGTCTAAGGTCTTCATATTCACGTCGTATCACATCGGTTTCAATTCTAGAAGCAAACTCAGCTCTACGAGTCTTTTCAATACTAGCCAACTTACCAATCTTTTTTCTGAATGCTTTTTTCTCAGCTTTATATTCTTTTAAAAGTTGATGCTTCACAAACTCCCATACATACAATTCTCGCAAATCGATAAATGTGGCTGGTTGATTCGTTAGAGCACCAACCTCCAAGTTACCTCCAGCTGCGGTTGTTGATGTATAGATTAATACATTAGCATCTGCTGCAAATATTTCAATTACAGGCTTACCATCTGGTGTATCGGGTGAATTCGTTGTTAATGAATCCGATGTCAGTTTACATCCTAAGAATGTTAGATTCTCCATTGCGAATGATTTCTCATCAGCTGATACGGATGATGGTACTAATGATGATGATGATGGTAACCCTAATGATGCAGATAATCGTGTACTATAAAAATAAACCTTTGATTTTGCGTAAGTTGATAGTTTAGCGTTTATTGCTGTGGATGATGTTACATTATAATTCCAATAGCCATTTGTTTGTGGTGCCCACCCTTCCCCGTAACCAACATCGGCTGTAGATGATGTTGGTACTAATATGCTGTATTTATATGCTGATGGTGCATACATATCTTTAATTTGCGGATTACCAATTGATTGTAGATTTTCCTTTGTAGATACAACTGTATCAGTATCAAGTGGTATTAAAGTAAAATTGTAATCATTGTATGTAAATATAGGAAGTTTTACTGGTTGTAGTATCACCGATTCATATTGTTTTAAATATTCGGTATTTGGTATTTTTACCGGCTCTTCTACTATAGTCGTATATTCAGTATAGTCAGCACTAAGTGGCTTCTCATGTTGTTTTAATGTTACATCATATTGTGGTTGTGTATATGTTACCTTTGTTTTAGATTTAAATTTAGGTCGTTCTAATATATGTGGTTCAATTAAGATACCCGAGTTGTAATCAACTCTAGCCGGCATAGTTTGTCTAATCTGTTCAAACACAGTTTGGTCATATCTTGCTAATATATTAATTACAGTATTTATTAAATTTTTAGAAGTGTATTTTTTGAATACGTTTCTTCTTAAATAATCTAATTCTTCATTCTGCTCAGTATAACCTTCTCTAGTATCAGGATTACCAATATAATCATCTATCTCAAAATAACCAGTATGATTGTAGATATCTTCGTTATACATTTTTGTAGCAGAAAGATATACACCAACTTGATTTGAATCTACAGGCGCAGAATCATATTGTGATTTTTCCTTTTTCTTATCAGGGTCTAATATTCCAGTTAATCTGCTAGGTTCAAGTCTAACTTTATTGTTCATTATATTGTTAGCTCCAGCAGAAGGAACTTTTGTATAATATTCTTCGGTAACACCTCTTAAATCATCAGCTTCAAAATTGAAAAGTGATGCCGTTAATGGGCTACCGTTTTCAGATGTAAGTATATTTCTATTTGGATGTGATGATACTATACTATAAGCGCTTGTTACACTTTTCAATTGAGAATCAGGAATGAACCTAAATTTCAAATCAAAGTAAGATGATGTTGCTGAATTACCATGATACGTTTCTCTCGACAGAGTGTGTTCATCAACAACGATATCTTTTAATGGATTTGCCCAATATCTAATTTCTTGGATAGAACCACTTAAATATTCAGCAGCGTTCCAAAGTGTTAATCCAGTAGCAGTTGGTAAATCTTTACCAATAGTTAAATCCCCACTACCAGTCCAAGCTGCGTTGTATGATGATTCGCTTGAACCATCAACTGAAATACTAGCTGATTTATTTGTAATGATATCATCTTTTCTGCTTCTACGATATTGTATTTTGTAAGTGTTATCTGCTGTTATATCATCAACTGATGATTCTCTTTGTACTAATAAAGTACTCATAGTTGAATCAAATACCATAACATCATTTATAGATGCTGATTTATATCCGGCGCTACCACTTAGAAAAAAGTGAATATTACCTCTACCAACTCTAGATGAGTTTGGTTCTAATACTACACCAAAATCTAATCCTTTATTTAATACGGCGGTTGTTCTACTTAAATTTTGTTGAATTTGAATTTCTATTGTATCAATTGGGTTTGGGTCGTTCACTAAGTATGTAGATGAATCTACATCAGTTATTTTATCCCAAGGAAGTGTAATATAATTATCAGTATCAAATCTTAAATGATATACAAACTTATCGTGTTCCCATATTGGTCTAACATCTTCAACCATAGGTCCACCATACTCTTTAATAGATAGAAATGTTTGTGGGATACCATATGTTGCAATTAATGCTTTTACTGCTCTAGCAGAACCTTTTGATTTTAATAAGTAAGGTATGTTGTTTACAACTCTACGCCAAACTTCATAATTAATTTGTTCGTGTGGTTTGGATTTCAATGAACCACTCTGTGCTGGTGTACCTTGTGAGTTTGTTCCTAATGCATATTCCCAAAGGTTAGATGTATCTTTTCCATGAGTTAATTTCCAACCCATTGATTTTGCTACATCATAAAGAAGTTCGTTTGGCATACCATCATAAGGATGCTCTTCCCTCGTATTTATTGAAGTTAATGTTTTTACATAACTCCATGTAATATCGAAGTGATGTCCAACCATATCAATAAATAAAATATAATCTTTATTCAAAGGGTCTTCTACAATTGATGCTGGTATTGAGCGTGTTAATCGTGCTTCGTTCTCAGAATCAAATAAACTAGCAGATGAAATTAACCCATTAAAGTAATTTTCACCCGTAGGGGAAGTAGTTGAATACGTTACAATTGGATATGATGATTCTTTAGGCCATGCGCTAAATGTAAATGCGGATGAACTGTAATGTGTATATGTACTACCTGTTTCATAATACATCCACTTTTCCCAACCATCAAATCCACTCGTTACATTATCTCTCCGTTGAATTGATTGGGATATGTTTGTTATTGCAGCTGAACCACTAACCGATTCTAACGTTGTTATTCTAGTATTGTATGATTCTATTAATCCTAATTTATATTTAAAATTATGAACACGCTCTTCTGCTGATGAGTAGTTTACAAAGTTTTTAAAATCAGAATAATCTATATTAGGTGTAGTGTTACCAAATGATGAACTAAGATACTTATCAACAATTTGTTGAGATGTTGATAGATTAGCATCTAATAACTCATTCCAATTTTTTAAATTAGTGCCTTGAGATTTACCATAGTTACCGAGGTCTATCTTAAAGTTGGGTGGTGAGAAATCTGATGTTTCAATCGATTTACTAAATGGGAAAACTGATACTCTATCAATATATGAGTCGTGAACCAATCGTGCTATTGTTGGGCTTAGTAACTGTTGAGTATCTTTTAAAGGTTTATATAATTTAACTACAACATTTTTTAAAGTAGTAGTATCAGCTAATGATGTATCATAATATCTTACCTTAGAAAAGTTTTTGATGGCTTGGTTAATAACAGTACCATTCTCTGGTCCATTAAATTTTCTATCATTATCAGTTGCATCGTTAGTATAATAAATAATATTATCATTTGTATCTAATTCGGGCTCGTATGAAAGTGTACCATTATCATTAACAATGTTGAATTTTGCAGCTCTACCAGTAGCTTTAGGTGGAATGAGGGTTCTTGTAAAAGTTGTTGTAGCTGCTGTAACATTACTAATACCAACGGCTGAGGTGTTTCCATTATATTCATACGAATTAGAAGAGGTGGATGGGTCTTCCATCGGAATTTCTTCAACAACTGTATATTCATCCGTTACCTCTACCCAAAGCCCGTCTTCACCATATAAAGGATAAAATGTTGTTTTTTTATCATTGGTATTTGTTCCAATTGGATATGGTGCATTCTTTACAATTTCACCTACTTTTGGGTTGTTATTAAAATCAAACCCTACAATTGGAATTAGTTCGTTATTACCTAAGTTTAATACTAAATCATCGTTATAGTTTGATGATAAATTTGATTGTACATATTGATATAAATCACTAAAAGTTTCGCTATCAGAAATTGTTAATTCTAATTCAGTTGAATCGGATGATATCCTATTAATATCTAATTCACCAGTTAAAGTGTTAACAAAGTTATATAGAACACTATAATAACCACTTTTTACCCCTGATAGTCTTACATCTAATTCAGGCTTTATTAATATATTATATGGTGTTGTTTTTTCAGATAGTTCGTATTCAATATCAGTTTGTTGAGATTGTATTAATGAATCAGCTGAATATAAATGTGATTCAACTTTTGAATTATTTAGTAAATCTTCTGAGATAGGTTCGGTAAAAGTAGGTATTTTTACAATATCAGCAGCAGAATATATTGCAGTATTTTCTACAGGCTCCTTTGAGGTTGTTAATATATCTTTATTTTGAAATCTGTCTATTGCCATATTATCTTCTATTATATCAATTAGATATTAATTGAATATCCCAAAAACTACTATCTACATAATACCCAACCTCAGCGTTGTTACCAGTACCACAAGCACCGGCTATCTGCCACTCATCAAACTCTTTCATATCTTCGTTTAGGATTGTGATTCCATTTACGTGATTGAACCCATTACTTTTTGGAGGCCGTTTATCATTTCCAGCAACTGCATCAAAATTAGTTACGGTGTTTCGTATCCCAAATGAATTAATCGAAGTTTCTGCAGATGATTTTCTGATTCGTTGGAATCGAGTATCTATAGCAACAGGCAACAATATATACCGATTTTCAAGAGGGGTTGATAGGTTGTAGGCTCTTTGTGGTGAACCATATCCATAGAAATGCCTCATTGCCCGTTGAATCTGTAAATTAGTGTAATTACCTTTAATACTACTATCGCGACCTACAAAAGCTCGTCTTAAATCTACATATCGGTCTAAGTAGGCGGTAGCCTGTGCATCAGTCATACCAGAGTAAAACTCGCCTTCAGCGCCAGGTAAGTTGATACCGTCCTGCATGCTGTATTTTCCTTCGCTAATTGCTAGAGTCCTTATGGCAACATCATTCTTAGTAATTTTTGGATATGTGGGTTCTCTTCTATCGAATGAGCGAATTTGGTATGTTAGCTTTAAATCGTTACCACTATCTATCAACTCTTTTGTAATAGTATATCTACCTGGTGTTGCTTGTGGTGGCCCGAATACAACTTTACTGAACCCTAAATTACCACTACCATATGGCTTTTCACCATTGGTTGATTCAAAACTTTGGTTATATGAATAATACTTTTTATCATTTGGAGGTAACTCATATCTAGCGCTGAATTCATCTCTGAATCCTGTGAAGTTTCTTAAATCCAATTTCTCTTCATTAATAATTGTAAGTTCAAGTGATGGGCCTACGTTTACTAATTCAGTTGGTTGTCTATATAATACTTTGTTAAACGCATCTTTACCATAAACAGTTTTAGATGCTGCAAGTTTAACAGTACCATACGAATCCGTTCCCTCTGGGTCTAACGTATATGATATTATTTGTTTAGATGTATTTCTTTTTACTTTTCTATTCGCCATTACCTAACCACTTTAAATACATAACCATCAAAATACTCTTGTCTACTATCTCTATCAACTCTAAATTCAAACTGATAGAATCGTTCAGGTTGAAGTGTATTAAACCAAAAATCAAAATAGTTACCAGTCGAATCACAACTAATTTTAGTATAAGTTGTATCGAATGGTGCTAACACTAAATTGGTTTCAACATCTCTAACCTGGTAATAAGTATTTTGAGGAAGAGATTTAACATCATTATATAGAGAAGAAGTTGAGAAAGTTCTTTGTGGGAATCGCTGCCTACCCACTACTCTTATTCTTGACTTCGAATTTTCCTTATATTCTGCCATTAAATTCTTTGGGTATATCAGAATATCATCGCCTGTTAATGATGATAGTGACCCAGTAGTATATGCTGAATCATCCCATCTAACTTCTAATGTTGGTACATATATAGTATGTGTTTCGTTTGAGAAGAATTTAGATGAACCATATCTGGTAGAACCACTCTCTTCTAATAATGGTCGTTTTACAATAAATCCATTGTTATCTCTTGAACCACTCATCCAATCTTTAACATACTCAGAAACTTCTACTTTTAAGTCATTAGTATATTTGTTAAAGGTTTGTGAGTATGCTGTGTTATTTGCTGATGCGGTATACCAAGTACCACCACCATCATTATGTATGTATGAACCAGTCGTTCCACTTGCAAATGAACCCGTCGACCATAGTGAACTATTTCTATATTGCCAGCTTACACCATCCGTTTGAATTGGTGAATCATAAAATTGACCTTTACCTTCTGTCCAACTTTGTGAAACAGGATATATATCTAACTGATATTCAGACTGTACTCCAACTTGTTCAGTTGATGTGAGGTTTAAATAAAATTTACAATTAGATGATATCGTTCCTGCTGATATTGATGCTGATATTGTTGAGATATCAAATTGTGTTAATATTCTACTGTTACCTATTAGAATACTATCAGTAAGAGTATCATAAAATTTAGTTACTTCTAATATTTCATCACCACCAGCATTCTGTGCTCTTAATGCATCCTGTTCGTATATCGTAGAATCCTTTTGTCCGTATATTCTATATATCATTGTTTATCTCCTTAGAATGATTGAGTTATCACTTTACCTTTTATATCCAAATTAGGAAATTTAACTTCAAATATTGATGAATCTTTAGGTGGATAAATTACACCCATTTTGGTAGCAGTGTTAATGCTATATTTGTTAGGTGAATAATTACCATTATATTTATTAGTTATCTGTAACCCACCAACTCCTTGTGCATCTGGTCGAGGTACTGATTGGACTCCTTGAATACCATCTAACAATACATATATTTGAGATAATGTTATAGGTTGGTTTATACTCCAATTATCAATATTAAAATAATCTTTTAATGCTGCTATACATCTTAATAACGTTTCATTTGAATTAGCATCTGGTAAAACTATAATATCAAATTGAATTGCTATGTTAACAATAAATGCATCTTTGATATTAACTGCATCAGTTAACATTCTATAATATGAAATATATGTTTTAAGATTAGTTTTAGTTGCGTTGTTTAATTGAGTTAACTTTTTCTTATTATCATAACCCAATGTATATAAATTTAATGCTAATGGGTTTGGAATCTCCGTTGATACTACACTACCATCTACCTTTTTGTTTTCTATTTGATAATCTTGTAGTATGTATGCTTTTGCTACCGAACCAAATTGTGGTGGTAATGCGTAACATCTCATAATGTAATCTTCTCTACTTACAGTTCTATTTTGAGCTGCAAAGTATGCCATTGCATTGTTACGAATCTCATCATCAGTTTCTTTACTCCTACCACCAACTGCAGGAGTTGGATTTGTAACTGCTAATGAATTTTCTGAGAATCGTAAGGTGTCTTGATTTAAATTTAATGTATTATCATTTTCAAATACTCTACCAGTTATGTTAATCAAATCTTTAGCAGGTACATTATCTTTAATTCCGTTACCAACAAAATATTCAACTGTAAGGGTTGTATTGGATGGTGCTACTCCGTATGTTTTTGTATATAAGAAGTTTGATGGGTCGATACCTTGGTCTAATGATGCGTTAGCGGTGTATAGCGCTGCACCAACATTATCTGGATTAGGGATTATTTCTTCATCAGCGTTTGATGATATACCTGCTCCAAACTGAATTGTTAAATTACTTTCATCTTCAAATTTAGTAATGAATCTTTTAGGAACTCTATTCAGTTGTAACAAATATGGAGTCTCACCTGCATGCTGTGAGAAATCTAATGTATTGTCTTGATTATTTTCAATTTGTTCAAATACAGTATCTTGTGCTAAGAATGGAACTTCAGTCCATATATCACCATCTTCATCTGTTATAGATTTTATTTTAATTATGTTTGAATCGGTTATCCGTATCTTATCATAAATCTTAGCTGAACCGAATGTAAATGTTTGTGTCTTTACAGTACCACTTGTAGCCTTTACTTGTTTTTTAAGTAAATAGTATATTGGTTCGTTTGTACTTTCATTAATACTATATACCGAAACTTCTGTTGGATTAAACGATGATGAAAATTGAAAGTCAATATCAGTTGTTGTTCTAAATTCAACATCTTGAAATTCATCAGAACCAACACTCATATTTCTAGCAACCTTTAACCCATAATCGAAATCCGGTCTTACAGTATCAGCTGAACCTTTAGATGGTACTAATTGAAACACATCTAATGTTACTGCTGATGGTACTATATTTTTAGGCTTATATCCATAAGTTGCGGCTAGATTAAATAGGTTTGCTTTCTCTTCTGCATTTATAAGTAACGATTCTCTTAGTTGAGTGTCTGTATAAAATGATAGAACATCACCAACATACGATGCCATCTCAATGAACATCATACCAGGAGATGATTCGTTAAAATCATTAAATGTATTTGGGAAATAGTTTTTAGAAAACTCAATTAAGTTTTTTCGTAATTGACCAAAATCCTTTCCAACTAAGGAAACATCTTTTCTTACTAAATCTGTTTTATTTGTCTTTGCCATCTATAACCCTTATTCTATTGTAGTTGTTCCAGCCGAATCTACAAATATCGTTATCTGTTGATTAGCCCCTTGTTCTGTAACTTTGAAATCTAATGATATGTTTACATAATTTCTATCAAAATCAGGGGTTACTGTAAGTTTATCAATTACTATATATGGTAACCAAAACCCAATATCTTCACGTATTTGTTCATCTAAGGCAGTACTTAAATCCCCATCCATCTGTTCAAACATAAGAGAATATACATCTGAACCAAACTCAGGTTGAAATAATCGTTCACCCTTTCTGGTTAATAATAAATTCTTTAAATTAGATATCGCCTGCTCTTCAGTTGTATAACTTAAAGAAAATAATCCATTGTTCTTACCGAATGGTAATGTTATACCAATTGCTACATCTTTTTCAAAATCTAGTGGGTTGTAAAAGTTTTCTTTTCTTTGAGCCATTTATTACTTTCCTTTTTTAGCGTTAATGGTTTTCATTAATGCTGAATAATCTTTAGTTAATGCTGCTCCTACTGCTGCTACTTGCTCATTGTTAGTATCAACCGGCTTTCCATCTATATCAGTAGTTGGTATCATATTCGATTGGCCATTTCCATACCCAAGTGCATCTGCCATTCCGGCTCTGTTAAATCCTTGTGCTTGGTTTGCTCCGAATTGACCATCCATATTTCTCCACTCACCATCATTGGCGGTTTCATTTAATATAGAATTTAAAGTTGGGTTTTTTGTAAACTCTTGGATTGGTTTAGCTTTTGGGGTATTTGCCCTAGATTCTTCCAATACATGAGAAATGTCCAGCGGGTCTCTCTGTTTAGTTTTGCGTACTTCTTTGATAATTGGTTTAGAACTATTTCTAACCTCTTTTAAAATTGGTTTAAGTTCCTCTTTAACTACCTTTCGTACAATCAATTCTAATAGTGTTGCTAAGTCTTTTGCTTTCATTGTGTTTCTGTTTGTATATAAATATTAAAGTCTTTTGTTTTATGACACACCCATCCAAGGAAAAGGTGGGCCTGGTATTGGTGGTGCTGGTGGTGCTGGGATTAATCCATTATATAATCCGTTTACAGTTAGTAGATGTGTTGTGAATGCTGATATTAACTTACCACATATAATACTACCCATTGGGGTTGGTGCTGGTGGGTTGTTAAATGCTGCCCATAACCCCACATCTAATGGAGATGGAGTTCCACCTGTTAGAACCGTAACGCCAGAGGTTGGTGATACATATCCTGGTGGTGGTGGTAAGGGTGTCCATGTAACTGCAGCCCAATACTTTACAGTCTCAGTAGCCCATTTTAAAAACATAGGTGGGGTTGGTGGGCCTTCGGAATCTTTTATCTGATTGAAGGTATCCAATATTGCATCTTCAATTGGTTTAGTCGGAGGTGCTGATATGATTGCTGAACCTGGTATTAATGTAATCATTCCACTAGCAACCGATACCCCATATGCATCTGCAATAACTTTAGCAGTATCTGCTTCTGTTTTTTCTATAGGAGCATCTAAGTAAGGTGCAACCGTTGATTGAAATGATGGGAATAATACAGGCATTTATTGAGCCATTAATTTTAAATCGGTTAATAATTTTTGAACATCTGCTACGTTTGTTGCAGGGCCAGTAGGTCCGACTCCAGTTGCAAATGTTGCAGTCCCAGCGGTTAAATCTGCTACCTGTTGAACTAATGATTCTAATAGTGTAAACATCTTATCCATATCCATTGCCCATGCGGGTGTTGCTATATTTACGGATTTAGCTCCACTAAGTATAATGTAATCAGATTTTGAATTAAGAATAATTCTATCTGAATTAACTATGGTAGATGGTTTATCAAAATCAGATTGTGGAGTTAACCCAGTTCCTATATTTTTTTGAGATGTTTTGAGTTTAACTTTTTGAGATGAGGTTAACCATATAGATGATAAATCTTCATCCACATTTTCTATAATAAATTTATTATAAGAACCAGCTGACTTTCTTCCATTTGATAATATCGTTATTGGGTCTTCGGGTGTTGATGAATTCCAAGATGGGTCTTCTGTTGTATCAGCTCCTTCAGGAGAGTACCCAAATCTAAGAGAGTGCCCAAACCTACCTTCTATAAGTAAATCACCTAAGAATGGTTGTAATGAACCTACATCAGTTCGTTCTACAAACCCATCACCTAAATCTACTGAAGAATCACCACCCTCTGAATTTGGATTCCCAGCTGATGTTGAACTGTAATCAGCTACTGTTTGGGTTAAGGGAGCTCCAGCCACAGCTGGTAATGCGTTATGATGAATATTTTGTTGAATTGATATTACATCAATATAATATAATCTAGATACCGTTTTTGTACTATTCCCTTCTGCTAATGTTGCTGGTACAATAATAACGGATTCACCGATTAATGGTACTCTTTTAATATTAGTATTGAGTGCATATGCTATAGCTACTTGATTATTAGGTGTTAATCTTACCTTTATAGCATAAGTTGTTGAAAAATCATCATCAGTTAAATTAATAGCAATTACTTCTCCAGATTGTACCATTACAAATCCCCCTCTTCTACCATCGTATCAATTTTAGCATCTATTGCTTCTGCGTTTGCCATTAATTGTTTTTTCTCATCTTCAGTCAAACCTAAACCACCACCATCTTCTGAGTTTGCATCTTTCATCATTCGCTGAACGATAGCTGCGAGTTTTACTATTTGGTCATCATTTCTAACTGATACATCCATATATTCCTTAATTAAAGGAACTACAACAGTAGCATCATTTATATTAGTAACCAATGGTTCTAATTGAGCGATAAGAAGTTTAATCTGCTTATCCTTCTTTTTTGAATTATGATAAACATCCGACATTATATCTGCAAATGTTTTACCTTTAAATAATTCACTATCTTTATCCATAGTTCTCCTGTAATTCGTAGTGTATCGATAAGAATCCTGTGATATTGTATTCACGATACAATTCAAGATATAAACGTTTCATTTTATTTATTACTTTTGTAATATATTGTGTATCCACCCCAGTCCTTTCTCTAATAAGTATGTAAAGTGCTTTCTTATTGTAAGAATATAAATCAGTACGGGTTCTAAATAATTCATTTACGCTATCGGCTATTGACCTATCTCTATCTTTTAAGAATAAATCGTATAGATGTAAATCAATATACTTAACATATTGGTCCATAAAATCCGATTTGGATTCCCTAATATTATCTAAAGCTAACTCACTTGAAATATCTCTATTTAAATCTATTGCCGATACTTCTGCTTTAGATTTCATTCTAGCATAGTTAGCATTATTCTCATTGAATAAATAGTTGCGAGCTACAACTGTAAAGTAAGAGAATGCTCTCCCATTATCACCATTGAACCTATCAATCTTTTCATTTAAGAATGCTACAACGTTTGCTTTGATATCCTCATATGGTTCTTGAAAATAGTAAGTCTTATAAGTATGGATTACATTCTCTGATAATTTATCAAATGGGTAATGGATAAACCTATTGTATATTTTATTTTTAAGTCTATCATCATCACAATTATTATATGCATTGATAGCTATCTCAGTTATCTGTGTGAAATACCTCTTACTTCTCTTCTTTCTCCGCTTCGCCATCTAAATTATATTCGTTATTTAATTGTTCTATTGCTTCTTTTATCTGCTCAAAGATATACCCACTTTCATCATCGGCTTGAAATGAACCCAATCTATCAATGGATGTCATTCTTAATAAAGCCTTCTGCATTGATGTGTATACCTTCTCAATTATATTATCAGTATATTCTAATTCTTGCTCTAATATTTCATACTTCCGTAATGAGTTCCATAGAGCGTAACCTAATACTGTAACTATGACGAGTAATGTTATTATTATATATTCCATATTAAGCTTCTTCTACATCCCCAAATATAGATTTAAAATCTACTTTAGCGGGCATTTGTATATTTTGTAACTTTGTTTTTTTAGCGGGTCTACCACCAACGTTCTTAGTACTGATAGTTCCTTGTTTTAATTTCACCCATCTCTCATTTTCAAATCGAGCTGCCATAATATCAGCTTGGTGCATTACAAATGGCAATGAAGATTTCAATGCGTTATCAGCACCATATGCTATAAAGTAAGGTTTGTTACCATCATCGTATAACCCATCGGTAAGTTTGATACCTAAGTATTCTACTTCTGAAATTGTTATTCCGAAATGATTCAACATCCAAAACGTTCTATCATTAAGATTCATCCAATGCATTGTTGGATTTGTTTTATATACTTTACCTTGGTTCTCAATATGCCATTGTGAATCGTTTGGGATATACCAACTCTCATCAGCGTTTCCAACTTTACCTAAGTCATGGTGTAGTGCTGTAAAGATTACAGTTTCTCTATCATAATCACCAATACCAATTCCAACTTCTTCGTACATCTCAAAAACCTTAACTGCGTTTTGAGTAACTCTTAATACATGCTCTATATAACCACCAGCAAATGCGTTGTGGAAATGGGCGGTTGATGATGCTGGTGTTAATATTATCCTATCCTCAAGATGGTCATACATCTTGTTAAGGGATTGTAATCTTTCGCCTGTGAATGTTTGGTTGATTAACTTTCTGAACTTTGTGTAGTTCTCAGTAATTTTTGCTTCGTCTAAAATGTGTATCATAATTTTTAATTTTTATTGTAACTAACTGATTATCAATAAGTTAGATGATTTCATCTAATATTGATAGTAACTCACTCTCTCTGTATATGTTGTATGTGTTCTTACCATTCTTATGTTTGAATCCAGTACCATCTAATAATACGGTATCACCCACTTTTACACTCATTGGAATCATCTTACCTGTATGTGTATATAATCCCTTTCCCACTGCTATAACAGTCCCTGTCATAGTTGTATCGTTTCCCTGTGGTTTGTATAATCCACCTGATGTTTTATCATCGTTTCTTTTAATAATCTCAATGACTACTCTGTCCCCTAAAGGTTTGTATTTTGTTTCCATAACTTATATTATTTTATCTATTATTCCTAATTCTAATGCTTCCTCTGAGTTTAGGAAGTAATCGTTTTGTTGGTTATCAGACCACCATTGTTTATCTTTATTTGTACATTCAGCCATAATCTCATTACAATCATTCTCTAATGATTCAGCAAACTTAGCATTCGATTTTAAATCAGATAACTTACCCCCTGCGTAAGATGATAATTGGTGAACCATTATCTTAGAATGTTTGGATGCTGCTCTAAGACCAGTTCCTGCTGCTAATAGTAGTGCTGCTGCACTCATTGCCATGCCTCTACAAACTATGTTAGTTTTAATTCCATCACTTTGGTTTAGGCTTCGGATATAATCTATTAATCCTAATGTTTCTACAACATCCCCACCACCTGAATTTAATAGTACGGTTATTGATTTTAGTTCTGGGTTAATCTTTTTTAGTAACCTAACCTTTGAAATAATATCAAATGTTAATCCAGCCGATATATCATCTTGGATTAATATAATATTATCTTTAATATCAATACCATAATCAAACTCTCTAAACTCCTGAAACCACTTTTCCTTTTCTGTTTTTCCTGTGGTTTCGTAGTTTGCATCTATATTACCAGTAGTTGTACTTCTACCATCGTTGTATAAATCACTCATAATACTATAATGTTTTTAATTTGTTAATACAAATATACAAAATTTATTTCACATTACCTAATTTATTTCTATAAACCTTCATTCTTTTTTGTTGAGTCGCCATAGTTTTTACCATTTGGGTTTGGGGTAGTTTCTCCATATAGTGTTTTTTTATCAACTTCATGTAATTTTTCTATCTTAACTTTCTTTGGTTCTTTAACTACAATTGGAGTTGTATCAGCAACTACCACCACCGCTTCTTCTTCTTTTCGAATTGGTTCAACTACATTTGTATTACCACCTATATATTTGTTTATTGCAATTACCATTGCTACTGCTAATGGGTCAAACACAAATACGATTAACAACGTAAACCAATTCACAATTATATCCATCGACTTCCCAGTAATCTTTGATAGATATCTTAATGGGCCTACTTCAGCTGCAACTTCGTTATTAGATTCCATATCCAATACTTTTAAATCTAAAGAAGTAATTGAATCTGTAAGAGCTTCCATTTTAGTGGATACAATAAATCTCTGTTCCTTAGTTTCTTTTAATTGTGCTTGTAGAACTCTTCTTGTTGATGATGAGGTAGTTGTAATGATTTCACCTGTCTCTTTATCTTTATACTGAATAGTGTTGTTAGATAACCCCTTAGAGAGTTCTGATATTGATTCGTTAAGTTGAATCTTTTCTAACTTATAATCAGCTAAAGATTCCGTAAACCTATCTTTCTTTAATTCAACAACTGCTGTTTGTTTATCGATAATAGTTAATTGGTCAGATGTGATTTGATATGCTGATGTTAAGAATCCATATATACCTGCTGATGTGATTATCATTAGAACAATAACACCAGTCGTTAAGTAACTTTTAAATAACCAACCTAACTTAGACCAATTATTATGTAGGTATGATGCCACTATTAATTTAGCGAACTCAAGTGATGTTGCCATAATCATAACTTCTGTCTTTGCTCCAGCAAATAAGGAACTTAACCCAAACACAGAATAATATGCTGCTGAGAATGATAACGAAATGGTTGAAATTACCATTAGAACACCAAACCCAGCCCTCTTAGTAAAAAAGTTATTAACAATTTTCATATTATTTTATATATTATTGGTTTTACTAAATTCCTGATTTGTACTTATATATAACTCTATTATCTTAAAATAAGACAGTGTTGTTAAAACAACAAATATAATAATAAATATTAAAATAAAAAGAATTAAATAATCAAACAAGCTAAACCCCACCTCATGCGTGCACGCTTTTGTACTGAGCTAGGGTTAATTCTTTCTTCTTAGCTTCTACCATAATATCTACATCTAATCCATAAGTATTTATATATTCTGAAATGTAATCTGAATGTGCTTGTGGTTTAATCTTATCATTCTCTTCGTGTAATGATTTAGATTCTGAATAATGAACTACAGGCTTAATATCACCCCAAGTACTAACTGCAAGTTTAAGAGCTTCTTCTTCTGTTAACCCACCTGTACAAAACTTATGATGATGATAATCAAATACAATTGGAATACCGATACGTTCGTGAATGTACATTAAATCTGTTACAGAATACATACTAGCCTTATCATCATTCTCTACAGTCAATCTGTTTTGTGCCGACTGAGGGAGTCTATCAAAGTTCTTACAGAATCTATCCATAGCAGTAATCTTATCTCCGTAAACACCATTACAATGGATATTAATCTTATTGTATGGAGTTTGTGATAATCCCATAAGGTCGAACACTTCAGCATGGTCTGTTAGTTCATCAATGGTATTTTGTACTACTCTATCATTTGGCGATGGTAATACGTTGAATGGGCCAGGGTGAGTCGTAATACGTTGACCATACTTAGTAGCAAGATTACCAGCACCTTCTAATAGGGTTTTGATACGATTGGCATGTGGCATATCTGATAACTTATATTCAGAATACCACGGAAATAAACCTGAAGTAATTCTAAAGAAGTTAATACCGTTCTGATGATTCCATTTGATAATTTCAATCAAATCTCTACAATTCTGAAGACTCAGCTCTGATGCGTATTCTACACCACGCTCTTTGAACGTTCTCTTAATCATACTACGATTGGTAGTAATTCTAGGCTTCTGAGAACCCAATGTTTCGTTGATACAAGCGTATCCTAAATTCTGCATATTGTTTATTTTTTATGTTTAACTATTAATTTTTATTACTCTGTAAATGTAAGATTAAAATGTGGTATTACCAAACTTATAATGTTAACAATTGTTAAAAGTTCTATTAGAATATTCTTAATTACTTACATACATTACACGTATGTCCATTTTGAATTTTGGTATTCTTACAAACACCACAATCTACAACCTTACCAGCTTTCTCTGCGTGAGCGGACATTTCACTTATTATCTTATCTATCTGTTCTATTGGATTTCCACCAAACCAATTATCTAATTCTCTCATAACTTTAATCTTTTTATTACATAATAAAGATACGGAATTAATTCCATATTTCCAAATTTTAATGTTACCAAATTGTTAAGTCTTTAAGACGTAAAAAGGGGAAGCTTAATTAAAAACTCCCCCCATTTAGTTAATCAGTTGCTATGTTATCTTCTTCAATCGGTTCAACATCTACAATTTCTTCACAGAAATAGAAATAGGGTTCTTTTTTAAAAACCCTATCGGCTCTAAGATGTTCACGCCACGTATCTACAATGGGTCTATCTGAAATTCTGATTTTCCTTAGAACAATGTACAACGTATCTGATATATTTATAACTTCTTTACATAACAT